GCTTGACATTTGCCGGCACGGCTTCACAGCCGCAGACGGTTTTCTTCTCGGTGTCGGGCGACTTCGAGAACTTTACTGCAGGCACCGAAGACGACAGCGCGCTAATTTATACGCTGGGATCGAACCAGGTAAACGTGATCCGCTACCTGTCGTCGTCTCGCAATTTGCTGGTTGGCACTTCGGGCGGTGAGTTTGTAGTTCGAGCCAGTGGCACGGATGAGCCGATTACGCCGACGAACGTGCAGATCAAACAGCAGTCGGCTTTTGGTGCGGCGGATGTTCAGCCTGTCCAGGTTGGCAATGCGGTGCTTTTTCTGCAGCGTGCCTCGAGAAAAATACGTGAGCTTACTTATGACTTTGATACCGATGGCTACATAGCGCCGGATCTGACAATCCTGGCGGAGCACGCAACCGAGGGCGGCTTGACCGAGTTGTCCTACGGACAGGAGCCGGACAGCGTGGTCTGGATGGTGCGTTCCGATGGCGTACTCCTCGGTATGACCTACCGACGCGAAGAGCAGGTGGTCGCCTGGCACACACACAAGATCGGCGGTGTCTCGGGTGCCGCGACCGTAACAGTCTCCGACTACGCAAACATTGCGGTCGGCTCGACGATTAAGCTGACCAAGTCCGACGGGGAAACAATAACCTTTACCTCGGAAGCGGTTAGCGGTTCGGCCCCGGCGGAGACATTAGGATGGCGGCCAAACGAGAGCAATGATACGACCGCCGACAACATCTATACCGCGATCAACGCCCACGCAGATTTCACTGTGCCAAACCCAGGGGCAGCTGTGGTCACCATTAAGGAAACAGCACGCGCCGGCGTCGGCTTTTTGACTGTAACGACATCGGACGACACACGTCTGGCGGCAACAAGCCAGAGCCACGCACTGGTGGAAAGTGTCGCCAGCATCCCGGGCACGGCCGAGGATGAACTGTGGATGATTGTCAACCGTACCATCGACGGTTCGACTGTGCGTTACGTCGAGTACATCAAAAACTTCGACTTTGGTTCGGACGTCGAGGATGCTTTTTATATTGACTCTGGTTTGACATACGACGGTAGCTCCGCGACATCTCTTAGCGGTGCGACACATTTGGAAGCGGAAAACGTCGCGATCATTACCAACGGCGCGGCACACGGAAACAAGGTTGTCTCCTCGGGCGCGGTTACTCTCGATCGGGCCACGACAAAGGCACACCTGGGCTTGATTTTCCACAGCACGCTCAAGACCATGCGCATCGAAGCGGGTTCGACGGATGGGACAGCGCAAGGAAAGATCAAGCGCATCGATGACGTAAACCTGAGACTATATCGATCGGTCAATGCCCTCGTGGGCGGTGATGTCTCCACCCTCGATCGCATCCCGTTCCGTTCGGGCGCTGACGAGATGGACGAGCCCATACCGCTTTTCTCTGGTGACAAACAACTGGAGATGCCGACCGGATACGACCAGGATGGCTATGTTGTCGTGCGCCAGGACTTGCCGCTGCCGATGACAGTCATCGCAATCCATGCGCGCGTCCAAACCTACGACTAGCTTTAAGGTCGTCGACTTTGTGCCGGAGCACGCGGACGACCTTTGGGAGAGAAACAGCACGTTGGCTACTGCCGACCGTGGGTTTATGACAAAGGACAACGTGAAGGCGATGGCGTTGAAGGGCCACGCTTTCAGTCTCTTGACAAACGGACACCTGGTTTTCAGTGCCGGCATATTCCCGATATGGGACGGCATGGGCGAGGCGTGGGTAGTACCGTCGGATTTGATCCGCCGGCACAAGCGTGAGTTTGTCCGGTATGTGCGCGGCTACATGGATCAGCTGGCAAAAGAAAACAGTTACCATCGAATACAGGCGACAGCGCGATATGACTTCCCACAGGGCCAGCGTTTTCTGGAGTTTCTTGGGTTTACGCGCGAGGGCTTGATGCACCACTACGGACCCGATGGCTCCGACCATTATTTATACGCGAGGTTGATGTAATGTATGTTGTGAACCCAGGGACCATTGCCAGTACGACATCAGCAGCATCGGCGGGGGGTTTGATGTCGTTGATGGGCGGCCCTGCAGGATGGGCGTTTGCTGGATTAGGTCTCCTTGGCGGGTTAATGGGGAGCGGGAGTAGCAATCGGGCAGGCGAAGCAGCAGCACGCGCAGCAGAGTACAACGCCAAGATCCGCGCGCGGAATGCCAAGGTCGCCGAAATGCAGGGCGAGTGGCAGAAGTTCCTCGCCGGCACGCAGGTTCAAGACTTCCGTGAACAGTTTGAAGATTTTCGTGGTGCGCAGGCGGTCGCTTATGCCAAGGCCAATGTCGTATCAACCGAGGGAACTGCGCGACTGGTGCAGGAAGAAGCGGCACGCGAGGCGGACGATCAGATCGCCATGATCGAGATGCAGGGCGAAACGAACGCAATGCAGTTCCGAGAAAAAGCAGTGAATGAGAATTTGGAGGCAAATCTCCAGCGACTTTACGCACGTCAATATAAAACCGCCGGCAGGTACAGAAGCTATGGCGCTTTGCTTGGCGGTGCCTCAAAAGCTGCATACATACTGGCGAGCGCATAATGAAAGTACCTCAATACCGTCGCACGCTGGGTATGCCGAAGGCGGCACCCGGCCAGGATTTAAGCGCAGGCGCCAACCCGGGTCAGGTTGCTATGGCCGCCGAAGCGTCTGGAGCACTCGGCGGAACAATACAGACGGAAGGTGCGCGTTGGTTTGGTTTTTTGTTGGGGAAGGAACGCGCCACCAAACAGGCAGCGGCGGAGTATGAGTTTGGTACGGGCGTACAGCAATCGGTCGTAAACGCACAGACCTACGGCGTTGACAGTGAATACTGGAAAGACGAGCACGGCCAGACGAGAGGCGTGACCGATCAGCGTTCATGGATTAAGAGTTCCCTGGTAAGCGATCTGAATAAGAGGGCTGCGGCAATCCGAGATCCGGTCGTGCGCTCCCGGTTTCTGACGTCTGGGTACAAGAGTGTTGCCTCGGCAATGCCAGGTATAGCAAGCCATCTCAGGGGAAAGTACTCGGACTATTCAGAAAGCATCTGGATACGAAACCAGAATGCCAAGGTGCGCGAGATTGCGGCAATGCCGCCAGGGGATGTTCGGGAAGAAGCAATTGGGCAACTGGCTTTGTCGATTGAGTACCAGGGTGAGATTGGAAGCTGGGGCGCCGTAAAAACCCAGAGAGCCGTTGTCACGGCACTGAGCGACATTGATTACCACCAGGCCCGAACGGAGTTCGCGGTAGCGGCTGCCGGCGGAAAGGATGGCGACCTAGACCCCGTACTCCTTGTCGAAGAGTTTTTGGACGACCTTCGTAGTGGCGAGCGCTACAAAAACCTGGACATTAGCGCGGCAGCGCGCCTCGAAACTTTGGGGGAGAGACGTCTTTCCAGCTTAATCACTACCGCGCACAATGCGGAGTTGAAGAAAGACAGAGACGAAGAAGCGAAGGTGAATATCGAACAGGAGCGGGAGTACGAGAGACTATCCGCTGAGATAGACATTGCGCGTGCGTGGCAACTGGAAAACCCTGGCGAGGTCTTGCCGGTCGATGTTCCAATGGTAACGGTTGGTGACCTGCTGAGTATGAACAAGCGCGAGATAAGCCCCGCGCAGAGAGATATCTTGCGACGAAAAATTGAAGGCAACGACGAGGTTAACAATCAAAGAGCAGTCGCCGAGTTTAACGACCGCATTACAAATGCGTACACCGACGAAGATCTTCGTTCTTTGGAAAAAGAAGTAAACCGCCAGTATCAAGCGGGGATCATTGGTGGCTTGGCGCATAAAGGTCTTACCACTAACGCAAAGGCGATGCGCGGTAACACGCCGCGCGCAAAACAGATCAAGAGCTACAAAACGAGTTTGAGGACGGTATTCGGCGATAGACCTGGGGGGATTACGCTTGAAGGATCGAGGTCAGCGGACAACGACATCCAACTGGCGACAGCCCTGCGTCAGTACGATGATATGGTCGGCCGTGGAGTGCGCCCAGCCCAGGCATATTATGAAGTCATCGACACACACTTAGCCCAAACGCAGCAACAAACAAAGGTCGCGGAAAGCATCGTGCGCACTCTTCCCTCAAGCATCCAAAGCGCTTTAGGGATTACAAACATACGAGAGTTTGGGGCGGGCAACGCGCTCAACATGTCCACGCTGACGCTTGACAATCTAGGCAATGCGCGAGCCGCGTGGCAACGCTACGCCAGCGGTCTGCTGCCGAAAAAAGTATCCGCTGCAGAGGAAGTGGCAGGCGTAGATGTAACATTGGCGCAGCTTACGCCAGAAGAAGTTCGCGATCTTGGGTTGGATATAGAAGCACGTATTGGCGTCAGGGATCTGTATGCAATGGAAAGCGGTTTGCAGTACGTGGGGCGTATTATCCAGCGGCATGGTGCGCCAATTGAACTGGAGCCGCCGCCCAGCGAGCGAACAGAAACCAACCCAAATACGGGGGAAGAACAGCAGACATCTGAGAGTGTGGAGGAAGAAGCCGCGTGGCGGAAGTGGATAAAATCAATCGCGGAATGGGAACCTGGCGGAAATGGAGAAGAGAGTGCCGCAGACCGGGCTGCCAATCGCGGCGCTGGTACGCGATAGCAGTGATGGTGTAATAGCATGGCAGTAATTGATACGAGATCGGCGTTACTAATGACCGATCCCCTTGCAAGTATGAGCGTCAACCAGGAGCGTGAACAGTTTGAGCTTTCGGAGACGTTCGAGCGTGCCAAGGCGAACGGGCAAGACCCCCACATTGCGTATGAAATAAACGCGCCCCCTCTCCCGCCGGAGACATTGAAAAACCGCTCGCACGAGGTGGACGAAAATGAGTTGCTGCGGAACACCGAGTGGGACGACAGCGAAGTGCCCCTCGAGTACGCAACGCCCGAACAACATTGGCAGCAGCCAGGCGTGAACTTTAATCGCGCTGCTAGAACAGTACACGACTGGTTTTATCAGATTAACGATTACGAACACCTTGCCGCAGCCAAGTACGGGATGCGTGTTCCAAAGGGCTCAGACTGGAATGTTACGGGTGAGTTCGTAAGTGACTTGGAGATAAACCGCCCGCCGCTCAATCAGTCTTTCCTAGCTCAAAACGATGCAGAGTACTCGCAATTTGGCCTCGAGTGGATAGGCCACTTGCTGTACTCGGACGTCGGAATGCTGGGCGCCTTTATGCAGTCGGATGAGAATACCCCTCGGGAAGTGCTGATGGCGCAGGCTGCCTTGATGGACGTTTACGATAAGCTGCCGCCGTTCACTTTTAAGGGCAGTACGCGGCTGTTTAAAAACCTTGTAATGAACCCAAGCACCTTTGCAGGGCTCGGATCGCTCAAGGTATTCAAGAATTTGCTGGCGGCCGGCGGCAAGGGTGCAATCGGGGAAAACACGTACAAAAGGCTGCTGTCTCTGGGTCTGGGCGCCACCGCAATCGCGGCAGAGGGTGCTGGTTGGGCCGGGTTTGCTACCTATATCGATCAAAAAGTTAAACACGGCTCCACACGAGAACGGGGCGCGGCGTTTGAAGCTGATTGGGGTCAAATAGGCGCGGCCTCAGCGGTCGGATTTGGCTTGGCTGGTGGCCTGACGTTTGGGATCGCGGCTGCTCCGCTCGCACGCCAGGGTGCTGGAAAGCTGCGTCAGACAGTTCAAGATATGGCTGCGGAAGGTGGTGCAACCACGCGCATGGGTGTGGGGCCTACAGATGACGCAGCCGCACGCGCTGCGCCGCAGGACGATATAAGCGAGATCGGCTTTTATTCTGCCGTGCGCCGTGCAGTCGATGCCTTGCCGCAAGACAAGGGCACCGCAATTCAGATGCGGCAGATGATTGCCAAGGGCGAAGGTGTCAAGCCAGAGGAGATGGCGTGGATCGGACTCGATGACTTCCTCAAGGGCCGCAAGAATGTCACCAAACAGGAGATCATGGATTTCGTTGATGCCAACCAGGTCGAGGTTAAGGAAGTTGTAAAGTCTCAGGATGCTGTTGTTTTTGACACGGCAAAAAAGGCAACGGCTGACGAAATAGATTTGATTGTTAATAATGACGAGGGTCTTTATCAGAACATTAACGAGCTTCAGCCGTTAATTGAAAAACTGCGAGAGGCAACATCTGCTGAATATGATGACGTGGCTAGTGAATTAGGTGATGCCCTCGTTGCTGCGGGTGCTTCGCCCGCCCGAGTAAAAAGGTGGGTTTTCGACGATTTTGAATCTAACGTGAGTGGAGCCACAGCACAATATCGGGATTTTGAACAATACACCCTCCCTGGCGGCGAGAACTACCGCGAGGTGGCACTTACGTTGCCAGAAAGACGGGGGAGTGGGTTTGATAAAAAAAGATATGATGAGCTTAACAAGAAAGATGTGGCTGGCAAATTAAGAGATCCACAAGAGATCGAAGAATTTAAGAGACTGATGGACGAGAGTGTCGCTAATCGGCGCGGGAAAGGCTTTACAGGCGGTCATCTCGAAATACCCAACACCCTCGCGCATGTGCGGCTGAACGACCGCACTGGCCCGAATGGTGAGAAGATACTGTTCGTTGAGGAGATACAGAGCGATTGGCACCAGAAGGGTCGCAAGCAGGGGTATAAAACTGGAGAGGCACGTTTTGATCTTGAAAGTAACCGTTGGGTGAATCCAGATGGCACCCCAGCAGCAGAAATTCCCACAAGAGGAGTCCCAGACGCACCGCTCAAAAAGACATGGCACGAAATGGCGTTTCGCCGCATTGCACGTATGGCGGCAGAAGAAGGCTACGACATGATTGCGTGGACACCTGGGAAGATACAAGCAGCGCGGTATGATTTGAGTAAGCAGGTTGACACAATCCGCGTTGAAAAGCTGCGCGATGGCGCTAAGGCAGGGCAGTATTACGTTACCGCCGAAAAAGACGGGACAAGTGCTGGCATCGCAGAAGTTGTTACAGAAGACAAGTTGCCCGAATTGATTGGCAAAGATTTAGCGGACAAAGCCATTAAAGATGCCGCTGAATATCCAGACGGTCGTGATTATACGGGCGTTGATCTGCAAGTTGGCGGCGAAGGCATGGCAGGTTTCTACGACAAGATGCTGAAAACTTACGCTGGCAAGTTTGGCAAGAAGTTCAACGCGAAGGTCGGGGTGACGGAGATTGATACCGGGATAAGGTCTGATCTATCTGGTATCCATATTATAGAACATAATGGAAAATGGACAGTGAGAGATAGGGTGAACGGCGGTTCTTTGGCAGACTTTAACAATAAAGCGGACGCTGAATCGTATGTGGCAGGGCTTGAGATACAAACACAGAGAGAGTCTACGCCAGAAGTATGGACCCTGCCCGTCACCAAGAAGATGCGCGACAGTCTGATGCAAAAAGGCGCTCCGCTGTTTAGCGCGGCACCGATTGCCGCCGCAGGTCTCGCAGGCGAAGAGCGAACAGAATAACAAAGTTTGACATCAATGTAGTAACCCGCTTCTGGCGGGTTTTTTGTTGGAAAAAATATGGCAATTAATACATCATCCGCGGATCTGATTTCAGATATTGCTGACGATTACCCACAGCATCAGATCCCCAACGACCAGCGCTTGGTGCCTCTTCAGCCGGAGCCCGAGCGCACACAAGTCGCGGCCGCCTCGGTGGCAGGGCGTGTTGCTGGGTGGATTGTGCGACCCTTTGGCCCACTTGGCAAAGAACTCCCTAGCGCGTTCGAACTGTACTCGCGGAAGATGCAAAAACAAAAGGAGCTAGAAGAAACCCTCGAGGGAGCGACGGAAACTTATCAAACGCCTACAGGGCAGACGCGTACCAGATTAAAAATCCAGGAAAAGTTTACCGTACGAAAACAGCCCGGACCTTCGGACGTTGATACTGGTAAATGGGAAGCCTACGACAGCGCGAACGAAAAGGTTCTTGGCACGTTCGATAGAAAGAAAGATGCGAAAGCATATTTGAAAGAGCAAGAGCCTAGAATTGACGAAACACCGCCACCCGAAGCGCCGACAACCGTAGAGCGCGACATAGATTATACCGGGCCACTCGTCAACGAGATGGATCGCAACGACGGTTATAAGATGTGGACGACGATAGGCGACCCCGAGTTGGACAAGATCCTAGAGGCTCGTACTCGCCAGTACGATATGGACGACGGCATGATTGCTGGCATCCGTGTGCAATCCAAGGCAGGGGCGGAAGTGCCGCCTGGCGCAGAGATCAAGGTGCCGGATGAGGCACACATTTACCAGACGCTCGATGCGACGGGCGATGCGATCGAAGCGACACTGAAAAAACTCGGCAAGGATGAAATAACGACAGTTACGTTGCAGCAGACCGAAGCGATGGCAAACATTCTGGGCACCAACCCAGAAGCTCTTGCGAGAACTTTCCTTAGTGGTCGATTCAACCTCGGACCAAACAGTCCGCCTGGCGAACTCGCTGCCAAGATCGTAGCGGGCAAAAATATGCTGGTTACCGAAATACGAAAACTGGATGAGCTTGCCGACCGATGGGCGATCGATCCCAGCGACAAAGTCCGCTACGAATGGAAGCGGCAGGCGACATATGTCGCCAATCTGCAACGCTCGTTTCGGGGCGCACAGACCGACATCGCACAAGCGCTAGGCGCTCTTCGTACTACTGTATCCGGCGATGCCGAATTGCTCGCCCGCGATTACAGCAGGATCATCGATCAGGCAGGCGGAGCAGATCAGTTAGACCATGCCATCGAGGCATATCGTAAGAGCAGCGACCTAGTCGAGCGAGCACACCAGGTGCGCGTGGTTACAAAGGGGCAGAAATTATGGGATGGCGTCCATGAGATGTGGATCAACTCCCTACTGTCAGGCTGGTTTACGCACTTGAAAAACACGGGTGGCGTTGCTGCTGCCATGATCCTGGACACTACCGAGCTAGCGGTAACCGCCGCCTGGCAAGTGCCGCGTGGGCTTGCGGGTCGTGAGCGAGATGTAACTTTTGGCGACGTGCAGGCACAACTGTTTGGACAGATAATGTCCTTGCGTGAGGCATCGAATGCCGGCGGTCGCGCCTTCTGGTTGCGTGAGGAAGCGATAGCCGGGGCGGAAATGTCGTTAATCACCGGACGCAACCCCTTGAAACGTGCCGACGCTATATCCGCCGAGACTTGGGAAAAAGGCGGCATGTATGGCGCCGCAATAAATGCTTTCGGCCATCTGGTCACACTCGGCCGTGCGCCAACCCGCGCGCTTATGATGGAAGATGCCTTTATGAAGGTTGTTGCCTATCGCGGACAGCTTTGGGAGGAGGCGTTCCGCCAGGGCCGCCAGCTTGGCAAAAAGGGCGACGACTTGTCGGAGTACATGGCCGACTTTGTAATGAACCCAACGAAAGAGATGGCGGAAAAGGCCAGGGAAAAAGCGCGATACGTTACACTACAGACAGACATGGAAGGCCGCCTCAAGAAGTTGCAAGAGGCGATGGGCGGGAGCGGTCGATGGCTCGTGCCGTTTTTCAAAACACCGACCAATGCAATTTTGTATGTGGGCGAAAGATCTCTTATTGCCCCGTGGATGAAGCGCTATACGGACGCAGCGGAGGAAGGCGGCGTGGCACTGGCAAAGGCCAGGACAAAGATAGCAGTGGGCCAGTCCATAATGCTGGGCTTTGCGTTTGAATATAAGGCCGGCAACATCACCGGCGGAATATCCGCCGACAAAGACATTCGGGCCGCATATGAGCGACAAGGCATAAAGCCCTACCACATTAAGATCGGAGACACTTGGTACAACTACGGCGTCATCGAACCGCTAGCTACGATGATTGGATTGTTTGTGGATACTTTGGAAATATCACAGCATCCACAACTCGACGAACGCACCTCTACGGAAATCGTGTTGGCTGCGATCGGAGCGATTGGCTACAACTTGCACAACAAGTCCTTTATGGCCGGCCCGGCGATGTTTATGGATGCCACACGCAATCCTGGCCGTTACGGGGAGAGGATGATCCGCCAGTATCTGAAAAGTCTGGTGCCCGGTTCCGCAGCGTGGAACGAATTAAAAGTGGCGACGGACGAGCTAAAACGGTTGCGGGTTAACACGCTTGACCATGTTGCAGCGCGTCTCCCCGGCTGGTCATTGACACTGGAACCAGAGCGCGACTTGTGGGGGCGCAAGATCGTCCACAGCCGTACCAGAAGTCCTTACGACCCCAATATTGTTGATCAAGAGTTGGTCTATCTGGACACAGGCCAAAACGACGCGACGCTGACAGGGCACCCGACAAATTTGGGCGGGGATATTGGGCTAGAGGCTAAAGAAATCGCTTGGTTCCACGAACGCGCCGGAACAATGGCTTTCCAGGTGCTGGAGTACATCATTAACCCTGACAGCAAAACCAAGCCCAGTGATTTGCCGAAAAACACAGATGGCGATGGCCCACTACTGGGGGCCGGGTACGCCGAAATAAAAGAAAATTACCGAAAGATGATCGCCGCGAGCAGGCAGGGCAACAAGTTGGCGCATGACGCAGCCCGACAAAGTGTGAGGGGCATCATGGGGGCTGTTCGATCTTTGGCTAAGTTCCAGTTAATGACCGAGAGCCCCTACGCCGAGGAACTAGCCAGCATTAGAGACGAGCTTAATTTGGAAATAGAGAAATTAGGACTGGAGTCACTGCAACTAATGGAAGCCCAATAAGATGACTATTAGCACTACTACACTCAAAGCCAGTTACTCCGGCAACGGGTCCACGACGGCCTTCGCGTATACCTGGAAGGTCTTCGCCAGTACCGAACTAAAGGTCTACGTCAGGACCGATAGCTCCGGCGCCGAGGCGCTCAAGGCGGAAGGAACCGGCTCGGCCAACTACGGCGTGTCTGGCGTTGGTGAAACTGCCGGCGGCAATGTGACCTTTGTGACGGCGCCGGCGAGCGGCGAGACTGTCGTGATCCTTCGCGATACTGCGCTCACACAAGGCACCGACTATCAGCCAGCCGACCCCTTCCCGGCCGCCGATCACGAAGACGCGCTCGACAAGCTGACGCATATTAGCCAGGAACTGCAAGAGGAGCTTGACCGCTCCTTCAAGGTATCGCGGACGACATCGATCACCACGCCCGAATTTACGGACGATGCTTCCACTCGAGCCGGCAAGCTCTTGGGGTTTACGTCTGACGGCACGGGAATTGAAGCCACGACGGGCCGTGTCAGTTCGGTTAGCGTCAGCAATGTTGCAACCAGTTCCGGTTCACCGGGAACAGCGACGGCAGCCTTCACGACCGCCAGTGGTGCCCTCGCGTTGGGCATACCGATCGGGCAGACCGGCATGGCCGGCGGGATCTCGATGCAATACTCGACGACCACAGCAGATGCAGATCCAGGTGCCGGGTTTATCCGTCTGAACAATGCCGATTTTAGCTCGGCCACCGTGATGTATGTCGACGACAGTGATGGGTCCACAGACATCTCCGCGTGGGTTCAAAGCTGGGACGACGCCGACGGTGCAAACCGGGGTATCATTACGATCGCCGGCAATCCGAATACCGCTTCCCCGATTGTTACCTTCAAGGTGACGGGTGCCGTTACGGACGCGAGCTCTTATACGAAAGTGCCGGTCGTTTATCTCGCGGGTTCCACATCGGCATCGAACAGCGCCGAGGTATCCCTCGCCTTCTCGCCAGCCGGTAGTTCTGGTGTGCCGCCGGGGTTGGGCCTGAAGTATTCGACCACGACCACGGACAGCGACCCTGGGGCTGGGTACATTAGATTTAATAACGGCACCTTATCAAGTGCAGCAATCTGCTATATCGATGATGCGGATCTTGCGGGTGCGGATATCAGCGCGCTCGTGCAAACATGGGACGACAGCACAAACTCGTCTCTGCGCGGCACGATCATAATGGTCAAGGAAGAGAACGCTGCTGTCTGGGCCACCTGGAACATAACCGGCGCGGCGGTCGATGCTTCGGGCTATACGAAACACACTTTATCATATGTCGCCGGCACGGGCTCGTTCAGCAATGATGACTTGGTTCGGTTGTCTTTCTCACGCAGCGGCAACATCGGCATCCCTGCCGGCCTTAATCTTACCTACTCGACGACGACCACAGATGCAGATCCAGGCGCTGGAATTATACGTTTCAATAACGGCACTCTAAGTTCGGCAAGTGCGTGCTACATCGATGATGTCGACACAGCGGGCGCCACCATCTCAACCCTTGTGCAAACCTGGGACGACAGCACCACGACCGCGCTTCGCGGGACTATGACCATGTCGAAGCGCGACGACGCCGCGGTCTGGGCACAATGGAATGTAACGGGTGCCGCAACCAACGCGAGCGGCTACACAAAGCAGGCTCTCACTTACGTCGCCGGCACGGGCTCGTTCAGTGACACCGACCCAGTGGTCTTGGGCTTCGTCCGCACCGGAAATATTGGCGCCACCGGATCGACCGGATCGACTGGTTCGACTGGCAGCACCGGCGCGACGGGAAATGTCGCTGGCCTTCTGATGGCGTTTGAGACTGCGACAACCGATACTGACCAGGGCGCAGGAAAAGTCTGGCTAAATAACGGAACGCCGAGTTCTGCGACGGTTGTCTATATGGACGACGTTGAGGCCGGCGGTGCATCGATCAATACGCAGGTCGACAGTTGGGACGACAGCACGACGACAGCACTGCGCGGCACGATCTCAATCTACAAGAACTCGGCACCTGAGAACTTCCATATTTACAACGTGACCGGCGCCGTCACTAGCGCTTCGACGTACTCGAAAATCGCCTGCACATTTGTGCAAAGCGCGGGCACGATAAGCGACGGCGATGCCGTCAGCGTGCAGTTCGTCAGAACAGGAAATGCCGGCGGGGGCATGTCTTCCTTCATTATGTCCGACGGCTCGACCACGCAGGAGGTCGAGAACGGGGAAACGCAAACCTTCGCAGCTGGTGAAGGTATCGATGTCGCGGTTTCTAGCACGAACACAGTCACGTATTCTGGAGAAGACGCGAGCGCGACAAACAAAGGCGTTGTAGAGCTTGCGACAGATGCCGAAACTGTAACTGGATCTGACACAGCGCGCGCTGTTACGGCTGCCAATGTGACCGCTAAGATGGCGGCACCTGGGGCTATCGGTGGGACAACTCCCGCCGCTGGCGCATTCACTACGTTAAGCGCGACAGGGAAAATAGAACCTGGAGGCGACACAGCTGCCAGTGATAACGCCGCCCTCGGATACACAAGTACGGAGGGAATCGTAATTTGTGGGCAAGGCTCAAACACAGATGTCACGATCAAGAACGATGCCGACGCCACTGTATTTTCTATAGCTACGGGTACAACTACAGGTACTTTTGCTGGCACTGTTCTGGCTAAAACCGATACGGATACGTCAAATACAGGATCGGTTACTTTAGATTTTACTGCCAATCAGAACTTTGTTCTCACCTTTACGGGGAACGTCACTCTGGCAAATCCATCTACAGAACAGGTGGGACAAGCTGGTGTCATTGTGTGTATTCAAGACGGGTCGGGAAGCAGAACTTTAAGTCTTGGCAGTCAGTTCAAAACAGTCGGAGATGCTGGTATTACCCTTAGTACCGCCGCCAATGCGGTAGACATAATCCCTTATTTTGTCTCTGCTGCCGACTCAATTTTGATCGGTGCAGTTCAACTAGCACTGTCTGGAGCTTGATGTTCAATGACTATGTTTGGCTCACAGTGGTTCGCTAGTCCTGCGGTGACAGCAGTTACTGCATCATTTGAAGGAACTACGGGCAGCACAACTGAAACTGACAGTTATACATTTTCCAGTCACGCAATCGGCGATGCAGCTACTGGGCGACTGGTTGTGGTAGGCACCGGCAATACAGGTGGTCATAGTGGTACGTCTGCTGCTACTTCAGTGACTATAGCCGGAGTAACAGCGACTAAGATTGTTGATGCAACCGCCGCTGACCAAACTCATTCAGCGATTTATTCGGCGGTAGTAAACTCAGGAACCACGGGTGATATCGTCCTCAATTATGATCGTGGCACTAACGGCATCTACATTGGTGTCTGGGCTGTATATGATGCTAATGCTACTGCCGATGACACAGGAAGTGATGCAGACGATAGCGGAACAGGCTACTCGACCACACTGGACATCCCAGCCAATGGCGTTGGCATTGCCTGTTCTATCGATAATAAAAGTAGTTCTGCTACGACACATACTTGGGCTGGACTGACTGAGGATTTTGACTCTAATTTTAAACAAAACCAAGCGGGATCAGGAGCGCATAAAACATTTGCCATCGCTCAATCAGGTTTAACAGTATCATCCACTCCCGCTGCAACAACATTCCAAGGATCGATGGCGGCTGCTTCTTGGGGTCCAGCCTAAAGGAAAGATAATGTTTTTTAAAACAAGTGATGGTCAAATTATCCAAACTGGTCACTCGTGGTCGCAAGATGGTGTAACTCATCCAAGCAACTGGGAAATCTGGACTCCAGAATATAAGTCCTCGATGGGCCTTACTGAGTTTACGCCAGACCCTCAGCCAGATAGTCGGTTTTATACTTGGTCGCAAAATGAGGATTTAACGTATAACAAGACTGAAAAATCCCTTACGGATACAAGCAGAGATGATGGAACCACGAAAGATGGGCTGAAAACTGTTTGGATTAAGGAATCTAAAGCTACTGCGAACTCTCTCTTGCGGTTAACTGACTGGCAAGTAATCGCCAAGGCTGAACGGGATCGAGATATCGACGAAGCTGTAGCAACTTACCGCGCTGCGGTGATTAGCGCTTGCACAACAATCGAGGGAGCTATCACAGATGCAGCGAACATGGCTGCTTTTCAGGCCCTGTTTGATGCTCCGGTAGGTGGAAACGCACCAATACACGACTGGCCTGACGCGATCGACTGAAGCAGCGGATGAGGTATGTCCCTTATTTTCATCGAGTGGATTGACTCGGCCGGAACTGATGAAGCATGGACGGGCGACGAGATTGATCTTGCACATATCAAGTCGTGCGGGGTTTTGATTAAAGAAACTAGCGAAAGTGTAACCATCGCACAGTCTGTGGATGACAATGACCCCCCCAAATATGACTGTTTGCTAATTATCCCGGCGGTTGCGATCGTTAGTAGAAGGAGATACGAGGAGCCCCACCATGATTAGACGTTTAATCTTTGGCACAGCGGCCGCTTGCGCGGCCTTTTTTATTGCGGTTGACGCAACTGCTGCGATCGCGCAGGACGGCGAGCATGAGGAGCGTGGGGTGCGATCGCCCTGCGGAAGTGACAAGCTGCTCCAGGGGCTCACGCAATTCTTCGCGTATAAGTGGAAAGCCAAGTGGGTCGATCTTGGCCCAGGTCCGACGGCCAGGTGGGTGAAGTATCACGAACTTCCTGCGGACCAAGTTGACGTGGTTCGGGTCTTCCGCTCGCAGCATCAGCCGCAGGTCGCTGTCGTCACCGCACGCCGTTGGGAGAACTATTTGGATGGCGAGCTGCTCGTCAGCGTTCTCTGCATCATGCCGGCGCCGGATGGCGCACTGGTGCGGGCATACGATCCCGAGGAACTCGAGTCAATAATTGCAGAGCCAGGGTCAGATGCCTGATGGACATGATCCAAGAATACTGGGAGATCCTGGTAGCGCTGTTTTTGGGCATTGTCACCGCCGTGAAACTGCTCCAACAAACGCAAGAATTGCGTAAGGATGTCGATGATATCAATCGGCGCGATATGTACACGGAAACCGTGAAACTACGGGCGCAATCCGACGTTCACAGCAAACAGATTTCTGAACTCTGGGTCCACATAAACAAACTCTCGGACAAAATTAAATGACCACGCCACGCAAGACACCGACCCAGATCGCGCTCGATGCGCTCGACCGCATAGACCGACACGAACGCGAATGTGCCTCTAGGTGGCATGATGCCCACCTAGAACTCCGTGCACTTCGAGAGCGTTGGGAGAAACTCGCGTGGCTAATAATCGGCACGGTCCTGCTAGGGATTGTGACTGTTGTTGTTCAATCATTTCTTTGAAAGGAAAGTACGATGGAAAGTATATTAGGATGGTTCGGCGATTTGCCTGCATGGCTTGCGGCCGTCACCGCTGTGGTAACTGCCGCAACGGCAGTGACCGCATTGACGCCTACGAAATCGGATGATGCGGTGGTGTCTAAAATGTTATGGGCACTCAATCTGATCGCTGGCAACTTTGGCCGCAATAAGAACGCCGACGGCTGATGACATGGGTAAGTTTGCTCCGCGGACTGGTCGGCCTGGCGCGTGCGTTGACGGGGCTTTTTCGTGACCGGCAACTCATCAAATCTGGGGAAGCCAAGCAGGAAGCAAGGCAGTCGCGAAAGGTGCTCGACATGGTCCGTCGGGCGAACGCTGCTCGTAGGGCTCTTGTTCACGATGATGCCAGCGTGCGCACTGATCCAGCCAACCGAGATAACCACTGACAGCGCGTGTGAAATCTTCGGGCCTATCTTTTTCTCGAGGACGGCCGACAGTTCTGAGACCGTGCGTTTAATACGTCAGCACAACTCAGCTTGGTATGAAGTGTGCAAGCCTCGATGATCGTCCTGCCAGTTGATGCCATTGTGCGCAATCTGAAGGCCGACGAGGGCTATCGGGCTCATGCTTATCAATGCGTTCCAGCAAAAGCTTGGACTGTGGGCTATGGTCGCAATATCGATCAAAATCACGGGGCGCTGGGTATTAGCGAGCCAGAGGCGGAGTTTCTGCTCCGCAACGATATCAACCGTTGCGTGGATGAGTTGCACCGTACGTTTGGTTGGGCCGATGAGCAGCCTCCTGATGTTCAAGCGGTGCTGGTGGAACTAACGTTTTGGCTGGGGCTCACGCGCCTGCGGAAATTTAAGAAGTGTCTGGCCGCACTCGAAGCCGGCGATCGCACAACTGCAGCTGCCGAGCTTATCGACAGTCGACTGCACGGGCAGGTGCCAGATCGGACGGAGCGTCTGGCGGAAAGACTACGTGTCAACAAAGCCGCTTGACGACGAGGTGCTGGCTGAAGCGCTGGCGGCAGTTCGGGAGCATGGCACTCCGGCTGCAGCTGCACGCGCGCTAGATCTCCCCCGCAGCACCTTTGACCATCGCTACAGCTTAGCGCAGGCGCGCGGCGTTGAGTTGCCGCCCCCAGACACGGTCGAACTTCCGAGTTTTGATGAGCCTGGCGACATTCCCGTTGAAGATATTCTCGACACAATGGAGCGACGCTTCGAACGTCGTGCCGCTGCACATAATGAAAAGCAGTGGTACGAGGTCAAGTTCAAGAAATCGACCCTGCCGATCGCGTTACATTTCATTGGAGACCCTCACGTCGATAGTGGGGCCTGCAATATTTCGGCTTTACGCGCGGATTTGTCGTTGATGAGAAACCCCGGGCCTGGGGGTGAGGACACGGGGCACTACGCTTGTAACCTTGGCGATACCACGGATGGAGATTGGCCGGGACGCTTGATGCGTCTGCACGCCAAGTCGGATACCTCATTGGACACCGCGAGGCGACTTGCCGAGTGGATGCTAAATTCGAGCAGGGTGAAATACTTGGCGTGGATTATGGGGAATCACGATTTGTGGGGTGCCGATGCCGACCTCTTGAAAGCACACAATGCACACAAAATCCCGATGGCGGACTGGTGCGCAAAGTGGCAGCTGGTGTTCCCGAACGGCAAGCGATGTCGCATCATCAGCGCCCATGACTTCCCGGGCAGATCCATCTGGAATAGTTTGCACTCCAATCAACGTGCCGCCATCACCACCTCGAAAGCGCATATCTTTGCCAGCGGGCACACGCATCATTGGGCCATGCACCAAGAAGAACACGAGCATCGGAATTTCGTGTACTGGTTGATCCGAGCCCGTGGGTACAAGTGGTCTGCACTCGACAGCTACGCCGAGCGGCTAGGCCACCCAGGCCAGCAGCATGGCTCGACCATCTCAGCTATCATAGACCCGGGGGCGGACAGCGAGGTCCGTTTTGTCCAATGTTTTGCAGATGTCGCAGAGGCTGCTGACTACCTGGCGTGGAAGCGATCGCGTTAAGTCTGCGCGTCGCACGCGCAATCCCACGCGCAATCCCACGCGCAAAATGCGCGCAAAAACTTGCGCAACATACGCATCCATGT